TCTTTAAAGGAGCACTCATTTGAGAGTCTAACTGTTTCATTAACATAGCTATATCCATGTTGTCGTAGTTTCCGTCAACAACCATTTTGACCATGTCTTTAACGTATCTTCTTGCGTTGTTAGCTTGTTTTAATCTTCCCGCAAAATCATTGTCTTTTAAACCAGATTCACTTGTTTCTGGTATTAAGGTTACTTCGCTTGGGTTTATAGCTTTACCATCAATTTTTAACCAAGAATCTCCTGTCCATTTTTGAACGCTATTGATAGTTTTAACAAATTTCTTTCTTGAATTAGCTATATCTATTTCAACACCCGGTAACGTATTTAAATGCTTGTAAAAATCACTTATACCTGCAAAAACTTGATATCTACCATCTCCAATTTTACCAGCACCTGCGTACATTGAGCTATTTTGTATGACGTCAATGATAGCTTGTCTTTGTTTTACGGGATCATTATCAAACTGTCTTATGTAATCTAAAGGTATAGCTCGATGTTTTTGTATTCTAATGTCATTTTCAAATCCTTGAACAATAGATTCTTCTAGGTTTAAAAACGCTTTTAAAGCTTTGTTCTCTGCTTCTAAAACATTATTCTCAAAGTATTCTTCTAAATAACCACTGTCTTTTGCGTCTTTCTTAACAACCGGATCTATTAAATTAAACCTCATAGCGTATTTAGCTAGCTCAGTAGATATCTTAGAAATTTCTCCAGGAGTAAAATCAGGTAATAAGTCAGTTAGTATAGACTTAAATGTTTTTTGTATTGTTTCTTGACTACCCCAATTTGTTGAGCCAGGGGTTAGCTTTGAAACAAGACCAGGTATACTAGCGTAAAAAGAATTTCGTTTAGCAGGTGTTAAACTACGCACTGAGCTAAAAGCTACTCTACCTACGTTTTTATTTAATTCTTGTATAAAAGCTTCTGTTTTAAAACCAGCGTCTTTAAGAACGTCTCCCTGCATGTCGTAAGCAGACTCTTGACCCATGGTGTCTGCTAAAGAAAGCTGTCTAGCTCCTTTTGTATTAGCAGCCATGTTAGCTCCTTCAAAATAGTTTAAATAATCTATTTTAGCTTTTTTCTTATCTTTAACTTTTTCAAATATAAAAGGTCCAGATTTTATGTCAGTAATTTTTTTACCAACAATTAATCCTTTATCTATAGCATCGTTATGGCCTCTTATTTGCTCAGCGTTCATTCTAACACCTGTATTATTAACTAAGAAAGGGTATTTCTTATTTAACACATCTATAGGTAGATCGTATATTAGATCAAAGTTTTCTGATAAAAACTGAGAGTAATTAGCTCTTTTGTCTTCATTTGTTAGTTGTATACTGTTATCAAAGTTTTCACCACGTTGCATAACATTTTTAAACATAGTACCTATACTACCACCGTACTCATTAGCTAACTCTGTTCTAAATTTATTAGTACCTAGTTTGTTTTTGAATTTTTTAGTTTTAAATGTTTTTACAATGTTGTTAGTTATTGCACTAACTACACTGTTCGGTAGGTTTACAGCTTTGTTATTGCTGTCTATAAATTTAACTTTGTTTACAAAATCAACCTTACTGTCTCTTAATTTCTTAGCAGCATCTAAATCTGCTTTTTGAGAATCTAAATCTAATTCTGTGTCAGCAACATTCCCAACTGTTTCTAAGCCTAAGCTAGCTGCCGTTTGCTTAAACGTGTTAGTAGCTAGTTCAAATACTCTAAAATAACCTCTGTTTCTTACAAACTTATCTAAGTCTTGATATTTAGTTACACCATCTTTGTTTGGCTTTAAATACTCTTGCTGTATCATTGTAGATAACTCTGTAGCAACTAATTGCTTCCACGTGTCTAGAGTTTGACCCTCTCTGTTCATAGGGTCTAAGCCGTTCCATATTCTATTAGATATAGTAGTTATATAAGGACCCATTGTATTAGATTCAGCAACTAGTTTTGATTTCATAAAATCGTTAACAATATTGCCGTTAACATCTCTAGAAAGCATGTCGTTAACAAAGCCTCTTATGTATTGTCTTTTTCTTTCTGGTTTTAACTCAAAGCCTTTAGGTAGTAGTGGTAACCCTTTTTTACGTCTATCAACATTTGCTTTTTGGTTAGCAAAATCATTTAGCATGCCGTCTAGGTTTGTACTAGCCGATAGAGCAATATCACCAGGTGCTGTTTTATTTTTAGCAACAACTTCATTTGTAGTTTTGTTTTCTTTAGCTTTAGAAATATCTTCCATAGTTAAAGTACCACTTGATATTTTTTTACCTAATCCAACAGCAAAGTTATACATATCAGCCTCGCCTGCAAAGTCAAAGTCATGATAGCTTTCTAAGCTTTTTTGCGTCATTGAACCAAACAAACCAGCTAAACCAGACGCTTTTTCCTTAGTAGTAAATTTATTAGCCGCTACATACTCTAAGAACACAGATATAACCTCTTTAGGATCAACAGTGACATTGTCTTCAAGATATATACGCGTGTCTTTCATAAATTCATCGTAAGTACCTTTATCTAATTTTTTCATAGAATCTAAAAGCTGACTAGATATAGGGTCAAAATTAAAATCAGAGCCAAATATTTTCCAGTAAGCTTGATGACCTATTTCATGAGTTCCGACAAATTCTTGTTGGTTTAAAATTTGATTTTCAACAATTGCCACAGTCACGTCCGTGTTTGGAATTGCAAAACCGTCAGCGTTCTCATCAATACCTTTTATTATAGCCTTGTGCTGGTCGTCGTTAATTTGCTCTGTTTCTAAAAGATTATCCGCATAATCTTTAGCATCGTCTTTTGTTTCAACCTCTGTAAGACTTAAACCATTAGACATTGTTTTTTTGTTAGATTTTTTTATTTTATCTTCTAAAAAAAACTCATAAGCAACTGATTGCACGTTATTGTCACTGTCTTCTACGTTTTTGTTGCTATCAACCACGTCTTTGGCTCTAGCTATATAATTATTGTAAGATTCTTTGTCGTTTATTTCTAAGGCATCAAATTCTGTTTTGAGCTTTTGTGTAGATCCTTGAGATAAAGCGTTGTCTATAATAGCTTTGTTTGCATTAAAAGTTGCTTGCAAGCTAGCTAAGGCTTTTTGCTTTGTTTCTCTAGACATTTCAGAATCTGGAATATTTAAAATGTCATTAGCTTCGTTTTGAAGTTGTACTTGTCTTTGTCTTGCGTTAACAATAGCTTGACCACCACCGCCTCTAAGTCTATTTTTTATTACTTTTTCTACTCTTTCTATCTTATTAAATATATCTACGCTAGTAGTTGATATTTGTTTTTCTAGAGCTTTAGCAGCTTTTGTTCTTTTGTCTTTTATAACGTTGTACTGTGTCTGAAGCTCTTGTAATTTTTTTTGATCATTTCTTATATCTGAGTAATCGTTATAAGTAGAGAACTTAGAGTTGTAAGCTCCTCTCATAAAAGGAATAACAGAAAAACCTAAACCAAAAGCAAACCCACTAAAACCAGCGTGATCCATACCTTCTGTAAAATCTCTATCATCAATAAAATTTTGAGCACCTATCGTAAGAATCTCACCTGTCATTTCAGCTAAAGGAGCTGTTATAAGAAACTCAGATTCTTTTTTAGCAAAAGATTTAAAAGTATTATCTAGTAAATCTAAATCTTTAGAACTAGATCTCCATATTTTTTTACTTCTAGCAATGATAGGTACCGTTGTTAAATGAGCAAAACCACCTTCAGCTAATCCATAACCTATACTTTTCATCCACATACTATAATGTAAAAAGTCTTCGTCATAACCTTCTGTGCTTGGATCACCTAGTAAAAGCTGTTGGTTTAAATCCATTTGCTTTTGACCTGCTGATTGAACACCTATGACTAAACCACCATACCCACCAGTAGCGACCATAGTTGCTATTATAGGTGCTTGATTTGAAATCTCTTGAAACGCAAACCCAACAAAATTATCTAAACTACTAAAAGCGTCGTCAAAAGAAACATCTCTAACAAAATTGTTTCTAGTTCTAGTTACTGTTTTTTGATATGATGTAAAAAAAGTGTCTTCGTCCATTTGAGTACCAAGGGTTGCTACATTGAACAGTAAATTACCAGCACCCATAACAATATCTGTAGCACCTAAACCTACGTTAGCTAGGTATTTTTCTCCTAAATCATAATTGGCAGCGGCTACACTCATTGTAAGGCTAAGGTCGTTGTTTTGTTTTGCAGCTTGCAGTCTAAGCTCATTTTCTTCGTTAAGAAGTTTATTGTAGACCATGGTGTTTATACCTAATTTACTATAAAGCTCTTTAGCATTTTTAGCAGTTTCACTATCATAAACCATAGAGGTTTCGATTCCGTTTTCATCAATATTTTGTTGATATTGTTCAACGTAATCATCGCTTCCAGGGTTTAACATTATACCGTTGTCTATATAAGCTTGCTTTAAGCGTTCCATTTCTTCTAATGATAACCCACCTTGAACAGCGTATTTTTGCAATAACTCCATCGTTTCAACATCTCCAGTTGCAATAGCAGTTATCTCATTTGTTTTCTGTTCAGAGTTGTAAATAAGATCTTTGTTTTCAATACTCTGAAACCTATCACCTGAAAATATAATGCTTTGAATTGCTTTTTGTTCATCTCTACCAGAAAGTTGACCCTCAACAGCTCCTATGGCTAAGTTTAAGTTTTTTACTCTAAGACCTGATACTTCGTTTGTTTTGTAGCTTTCTAAAACAAGCACCTCGGCTAATTGCTCTAAATTATCAACCTTGTTGTTGGTTATTAGGGTTTGTAATTCCTCTGTTGTAAACCTTTTTTGAAGATCTTTTACTTGAGCTTGTCTAGCCGCGTGTAAAGCTCCTCCTTCTGATCTAGACATTACCTTATTGCCCGTAAGATCCGTATGACCATGATGACCGTATACAGGTGCTTCGAATAATTTACTCGCCTCGGAGTTGGCGTCTTGTAAGTTTTTTCTGTTAAGCTTTTCTTTTAATAACTTTTCCTCTAAAATATGACCAGGTGATTCAAATACTTGATTTTTAAGTTTTATTGACTGTAGCTTTACATCTTCTTTTTTTTGTCTAAAGCTTTTGTCAACTTTTATAAACTCAATGTTTTGTTCTATAAATTCTCTTAATATTTTAATATTAGCGCTGTTAGCAACTTTGTCCCCATCACCCCAATTAACATCTGTGTTAAAATCTAAATATATGTGTCCAGCACCTTTACCACGTCCTTTATTTGGATCTCCATCTCTATCATACCTGCCTCCAGGTATACTTACCTTAATAACATTATAACCAGAGGTGTGATCTCCTCCTTTTCCAAAAGCTTGACCAGGCGCTGTTGATTCTTCAAATTTTATATTAGTTCCTACAAATAAATCTTCTAAAAAATCTACTCCTTCTTCTTCGTCCATAGAAAACAACGTTTTCATGTCATTACCTACTACATCAGAGTATCCTTCTAGGGTTTCACCAGTAAGTGGATCTTGGTCTCTATTCAAGAAAAGAGGTAATATCTCTTCTAACTTTTCGTCTTGATTAGTATTTATTTCTTTAATTTCTAGATCAAGCTCCATGTTCATAACATCAATGTTTGCAACTGCAGCTTCGTCTCCTACTTCACCACCACCGGCGCCTACAAAATCTTCGTAAGTTTCTAAATAAGCTTTTGGGTGTACTTTTAAATACTGTTCTATTAGCTGATCATCTGTTACATTGTCTTTTACTTTATAAGCCTGACCATTTTCAAAGTCATACAAAGCAGTGCTGGCTCTACCAGTAATCATAATATGATTATCGCTGCCAAAATCTTTCATGTTAGCTACTATATCTTTACTTGCGTATTCTACATTCCCTGGAAACACTATCATATCCAAAGAAATATCTTCCCCACTGGAAACCGTATCGTCTTGATTCGATCCTGGGCTGGTCTCCACATTTGCAGGATCGTTTTGAAAATTTTCCTCAGAGTATTTTTCTAAGGAAGTTGTGTTAAACTCAGATTCAGGTACTAGATCTATACTGTTTTTAGACAAGTAATCATCAAAAGATGTTTTACCTCTAGCATCGTCTATCTCTTGTCTAGTAAATGATTTACCTTTATAGTTATAAGTCTGACTTTCTAAAGCGGCTGAAGCTTGCTTTAATGGTGTGCTTTTCATATATTTATATTTTATTGTTATTTTGGATCTACTGGCAAAGTTACCTCTTCTGTTACATCTTCTCCTCCTCCACCTGCTGCGAGTTGGTTCTTTTGCTGCAAGTATAAAATTGCTGCTGCTTCACCTTGGGGTGTTGATAAATCAAAATTTGATGTTGAAGATTCTTCAACTTCTTGTTTAGCTTCTGCTATTTTTCTAGATCTTCTAGCCGCGTCACTTATTTTTCGATTAGCTTCAGCTCTTTTTTGTGCATAAGATCCCGCAGCAACTTGCTTTAAGCCTTTTAAATAATTTTCAGATAGCCACTTTCTTAGTTCCGAATCGTTCTCCATTAATAATAAATCATCATTCCAGCCGTTTGTAGATTTTCCATCTTCATCACGAACCATGTTTAATGGAACATCAGATATTACAGTGTCATAAACCATAGACTCCATATCTTCTCTGCCCATAGTATTAAACATTTGGTTTAATTGATATCTATAGTTGTCTTCTAATCCACCTTCTATTTTAGCAGCGCCATTTTGAGCCTTATTAGTAAGAGTCATTATATTATTAAAACCTTCGTTGTTTACAAGAAAATAATTATAATCTCCGTCTTTGTCAAATTCTGAATAATCTACATAATTTTCACCAGTACCTATGGAAAAACCTCCAGTTGGGTTTATTACAATATCATATTCACTGTTTTTAAACATAGCGTCTAAAGACTCACGGTTTGAGGCTTGGCTTATAGAGTTGTTTCTATCGTCTTCGTAGTATTGGTCTCTTTTGTTTTTAAAGCCGTCCATGTTAGCGCTAAGGTTTTTAAAAGCAGCGTCTATTGAATTCATTTTATTAACAGCTTCTAAGTATCCAGGGTCACTAGCATCTAGCTCTGAAGCTTTTTTAGCAGCCGCAGCATAATCATTTCTGTTTTTTATTAAGAATTGATTAACTTCTGGACGCATGGATTCTTCTACCTTAGACACATCTATGGTTTCCATACTGCCAACGTAGTTTTTAAGCTCTACTTCATCTTGTCTAGCTTTATACATTGCGTCTCTCATAGACATCATAGCTATTTCTGTTGGGCCTGATTGGGCCATACCTGCATTGAAACCTGACTGAGCGTTGTTAAAAGTACCTGCAGCTTGTCCTGCGCCTAGTATTAAAGATTTATTCGCCATGTTAGTCTATGTTTATTACGCCAGAGTCAATAAGATCACCGGTAGCCCCAGCTATTTGACCAACCCCACCTGTTATTGAGTTTGTGGCTGCGTCTCTAGCAGCATTAGCAGCGCCAAGTCTTGATTGAGACATACCAAGCATTGTTTCTGTTTTGTCTTTTTCTGAAGCTCTAGATTCTTGAGCACCAGCTAATTCAGCGTTTTGAAGACTCATTCTACCACCTGCAGCTTTCATTTGGTTTTGAGATTCTTGTTGACCTATGCTAACTGATGATTGTTGAGCTTGTTGATTACTAGAACCAGCTAAAGCCTGAGCCATAGCAGCTATTCCAGAACCTCCAGCCGCGGCTCCCATACTACCCATTACGTTTGCTTGGCCTTGTTGAGCTTGCTCTCTAGCAAAATCAGCAGCGCCAGTGTTTACTGAAAGATCTTCATAAGCGTTATCTAAATTAGCGGCTAAGTTTGATGTGTCTAAGTTTTCGTATCTAGCTTTGTTTCTAGACATTTCTGCTTGAGCAGCTCTTTGCTCTTTTTTTCTTTTACCACTACCGATAATCCCGCCAGCAACACCCATAAGCCCGCCTAGCCCTTGAGCCATTGCGCCTCCTATCTGTTTTAGTGGTGATTTTTTGTATAATCCTTGTGCCATTTTATTTATTGTTTATCTTATTATAATTACAGGTTATTTACTACTTTCAAATATTTCTGATCCAACTGAAAATAATTCAACCTCTGTTGTCTTGTCGTTTCTAAATTGAGCCTCCGCATAATAGCCTTTTAAATTAGAAGTATTGCCTATAGCTTCTTTAGTAAAGAATATATAACTAGAGTTTCCAGGTGGAACTGTTGTGACGTCTATTTGAGCTGTCACAAGAACTGTGCCGTTGGCTTGAATAGCTATAGCCGTAACTAAACCAATTTCTATTACTGTATCATTTGCTCCAGCGTAATACAACGTGTCTCCAATTTGTAAAGACACGTTAACTGCTGTTGGGAAAGTTAGTGTTATTGCTTGTGTAGGCATATTTTAATTTTTATGGACAGTTTCCGCTATCAACTGCTCTTGTTATTGTTGTTGAACCTGTTGGATCAACTACTGTTGGATCAAATCTATTAGCACAGAAAGTAGTAGCGGTTGAGCTAATAGCTATTGTTATGCTAGCTAAAGCGTTTGTAGCACAGTCTATGTAAGAAACTTTAACTGTTTTAGAAGGATTTTTTACGGTTGCAAGTGGATTGTATACCACAGAGTACTGATAACACGCTTGGTCGGTCCCATCGTTACAAACAGTAGAAGTTAAAGTTGCAGTAACATCTCCTTTTACAACAGGTACAGGTGTTTGAAGAGCGCAGATTGCAAAGTCAGCTTCTCCTTTAACTGGATACACTGTTCTTGTATTTTTAGTTACACAGTCATAATACTGTAAAAGTCCACCTTGATTGAAAACTCCTGACCCTGCGCCAGCTATATTCCAGCTTCTACATTCGTTTGAGGTTCCAGATATAGTTAAAACTTGAGCAAGATCTAAATTAAAAGTTTTGTTTTCGTCTCCATACTTATCGACAGAGCCAATCGTGGTAACAGAGGCAATTGTTGAAGACTCATTAAGAGTAACTTCATATCCAAGACTAACTTCGCTTCCACCAGAGGTTGTGAATTGTAAACCAGCACCACTTATTAAAGTTAAATTACCGCCACTAACAGTTATATTAGTACCGCTAACACCAGTCACTACGTATGTTGCGCCAATTGGCACGCCAAAACCTGCAACTCTCATACCTGTTGCTATACCTGTAGCTGATACAACGGGTATAACATTAGCATTATTTATAGCAGAAGATGTGGCTGCTTGAATAACCGCAGTGTTAGACCAGGCCGAAACGTCTGGCACTGCATCTATACTTAAATCATTACCGTTAGCTGCAGAAACAGTCCAAGTCCAACCAACAGTATAAGCAGAAGAACCAACAGTAGGTACACTATTTGCTGGATACGTTTTCAATTGGTTAACCGCGCCAGCTAAATTAGCTATAGTCATACCTGATCCAGTAGCTGTAAACGTTAATACGGTATCTGTTTTTTGATATATGTAAAAAGGATTAGCTAAAGGAAAAGGATTTACTAGATTTCCACCACCTATAGTAAAAGCGTAAGTAGCGTTACTTGTAACAACTGGTATATCTATGTTTATATCAAAGTAACCTGCAGCTGGTATTGTTAAAGTAGGCGTGGTGGCATAATATGTTATAACACCCACAGCGCTTATAGATGCAGCGTAATAAAGTATTTGACCATTACTAGAAGCAACTGTGAAACTAGCACCAGCGGCTCCATATACTCTAAGAACTCTTGAAGCGCCAGAGTAAGGAGCTAAAGAGTTATCAACTCTATAGTTATTTATTTTTACTAGAGGTACAAATATTAAAACTTTAACAGGAATAGCCAACGAAAGATTATTGTTGTATACACTAACGTTAGGAAAAGTGTAATAAATTTTTATGTTTATACTTGTTAAGTTACCTGAAGCATCTAGTGTTTTAGTGTAAATTATATTGTAGTAATCTAAGTCATTTGTACTTACTACATTGAAATCTGTTTCAAACTTATAACCAGAAGAAACAGTATATGTTTTTTCTAAAAGTAATACCTCTTGCCCTTGTAGTCCAAATGCAGAAAAACTTATTTCTTCAGGAACTGGACTATCAGCTACTATAGACATGTTTGTACTAACTCCAGTAACTTTAAAAGAACCTTCTACTGTTAGCCTTTGCTTAACAGCAGATCCACTTATACATAAGCTTTTAACAGTATTAGCTGAAGGCATTGCAAAAGGATTATCAAACGTTACAGTGCAAGTCACGTTAACTCCGCTTTGAGTAAAAACAACTGTAGCTATATTTGCTAAAGTAGTATTGATCCAAGCAAAATCCTCTGCATTAACTACGTAACCTAAGTCTGGAGTTATAGTTAGTACTGCTGTTTGAAAACTTGCAAACACGTTTGCTCCACCTGTAACAGAATAAGTTACGTTTGTTATAGTATAATTATTATGAGTTTGTGTAGCCATTATAATGTGTTCATGTTAGTTATTTGAGTTATTACACTATTTTGATATGTCACAAATTTGTACGTAGCGGGTAAAGCAGCCCAGCCAGCGTTTGTTTTTAAACAAGGAGTACAGACGCTAGCGTCACTATAGTTCGTTCCGTTGTACGTTTGATCGCTTCTGTATATTAATATACCATTAGCTGGTGATAAAGTAGTACCGCCATCGCCAAACAAAGTAGCGCCAACAACTATTCCTTGACCAGCGTTATAAGTATATTGATCTGTATATCTACCTAGTTGGTTTGTTGGTATTTTAGTTATAGCGTTGCTGTTTAACCAACTTACTATAGCTGACTTCATCGCAGCTGCTCTTGAGGCTGGGTTTGATATTGCTCCTCCAACGGTTCTTATATTTATAAAGTAACTACCTTGTCCAGCAATGCTTTTGAACCAGCCTAAAAACGCTTGAAATTTAGTCTTAGGTGATACAGTACCACATCCAGATAAAGTGTTATATTGAGTTTTTGCAGATATAGTTCCGTTAGTAACTGTTATTATGTAGTAAGTGTTAGGTACGCTTGTGCCAGAAACGTTAGCGTTTAAAGCATCGTTACTAGGCGTGCTTGCTGGATCTATGTATAAAAATCTTCCAGTGTAAGCTGATTGCTCATTATTTTCATCAAATAAAGTAGTATTAACATTAACCCCTTGACTAGCAAAGAACTTAAAATCTATGTAATTTTTCACAACACTTGTGTCTCCATTAGGAAATTGATTATAGAAATCCTCTATAGCACATTTAACTAATTGATCTGATGTTACCTGTCTAATGTCAGTAGTTACACCTCCACCACTTGAGTTACAACTCCAGTTATACCAAAACTTTTTAGTAGTATCAGGTACTAAATCTCCTCCAGTGCTACAAGCAGTGCTAATATTGACAGTTAAACTATAGTCAGTTGTTGCGCCACCACTGATAACAGCGTTACCTAAACCTTGTGTTGGAAAAGCACTAGAGTCTATATTGTTATCACAATTGTCGTTGTAATAAGTTGTTAAACCTTTTATTTTGTTAAAATATTTATTTTCTTTCTTAACAAACTCTTTTATCTGACCTTCTTCCATGTCAGTGTTAATATAATTAGTATACCAACCTGGCGTAAAAGTTTCACTGTTTATTATAGAAGGAGTTATTTGTTGATCAATAACTTGAGCTATGCTTAAACCACTTAAGCCAGACGTAGTTCCGTAAGTGTATTTTCTTGAATCAGAACCAGAGTAGTTTAAAGTTTTAAAACCTTTTATAGATTCTGTTACATCATTAATTATAACATTAACAGAGCTATCGTATTGATCACCGTAGAAATTATTGTGCACACTGTTAGAAGCATGTTCCCATATCAAGCCTGTATTAAAAGTGTAGTACTTATCGTTTAAAGATACACCACTTTCTAGAGGATAGAATATAGAACCTGCTTTAGAGTAGTATGATTTTCTACTAGTCCAACCACCAACCGTTTCTTTGAATGAAACTGTAGTTGTTTCTATATCATCTGACTCGTCATTAGGTACCTCACAATGTGTTCTATCTTTTGGTGTTTTAGAAAACTTATCTTGCCACTCTTGTGTTAAGTTGTCTAAAGTTATATTATAGTTTTCTTTATCATCATTATAACTACCTATTATTTTTACACAGCTAGGTAAGTTGTCTGCAAAGAAATCAGTCATGCCTTTTAAAGCTATGTTAGTTATACCATCTTGCGATAATCTAATTATAGCTCCTCTGTTTTTGTCTGAAAAATAACTTCTAAAGCCATAAGCAGCAAAAGATTCTGGGTTTTTGCTAATACCAAATTCACCAGCGTATGCTTGCGCTTGCCCTAACACAGCTTTGTTAGAAGTTATATTAGCACTGCCGTCAGCGTTAAATAGAGCGTCTTTGTTGGCTAATATACTTAAACACTTATCTTCACACAATGTAACTAAGTTAGTGTTTCTAGAGTGCAGTTTCTGTATTGAACCATACTCTGGATTAACATCTTTAGTTATAGGTTCAGCTTGTATAAATTGGTTTAATCTATTAATACCAGATGTTGAGTTGTATATTTGAGAAAATATAAGACCATTAGATCTTCTTTCCTCCATGTATGGTTCATCTAATATAGTAGACACTTTTACACCTTTGCCAATCTTAGGCGCGTTAAAATCATCTCTTATTCTATCAGACTCAACACCGTTACCAAAAGAGTAACAATTAAAATAGTTTAATAAAGTAGACTGTGTATTTATGTTTGCAATAGCAATCGCGTTACTAGCTTCGTAATATATATCTATATCAACAGCTTCTTTAGGTTCTGTTTCAAAAACAGCAGGATTAGTAGATGATAGTATTTTATTGTCATCGCTTATTACTTCTTCTACTATTTCAAAACCTTGTATGTAACTCAACGCTAAAAGGCCACCGTTACCAACAAAGTCCTCAGATATAGGTGTTTCTAATTCTATAGCAAGTCTGTTAGCGCTATTACAACCTATCCCAGCTTGAACACTATAGCATTTGCTTCCTACGTAACCGCCTTTCTTTTTACCTCTTTTACCAAACATGCGGTATATGTTTTTTATCTCATAGGGTTTAGTGGTTGAGCCATCACTCATTATCACTCTTATTAACGCACCGGCGTTAGCTGCTTTTGACATAAAATCACCGTATAAACCTCCACCTCTTGGCCCAGCAGAATCAAATCCTCCACCACCGACGTAGCTTATACCTATAAAACTTCTACCTGTTTTAGCACCCGCGTAATACACGCTACCAAATAGCTCGCTATTTGAATTAGCTGGTTGCCCTGTCCATTGCTTATCTTCATTATACCAGTGCGAACCATTTCCTCCAGTCTCTAAGCCATTACATTTGTAATTACCTTGACCACACGTTGCGCCTTGTTGCTCGGCGTCGTCGGTAAATTTAATACCCCATCTTCCTCTATCACCGCTAGTTCGACAAGTATTAGTACTTTGCTTAACGCTGGCTGCAGTGCCTGGAGTACTTTGCATTAGCAAGTTACTAACTATACCGTATCTTTTATTTAATGATGCAAAAGGTTTTACAATGTTAACCTCAAAATCTGTATCTCTATTTATTTTAACAAAAAACCTACCTTCAAATTCAGGTAGTCTTTCTTCTTCGTTTTTATATACGTTTATTTTTACGCTGTCTCCAGAATCAAGCCCAGCAGTTCCCATCCAAGAAGCTGTAGAGTCTAGAATATCGTCTAAATTTATTTCGTACTCATCACCAGAACCAGTTGGGCCACCAAACTTAACACCAATTATATCTGTTGTATTTGTGCCATCTGATATAGTTAAAAAACTATCACCGTTAAAAGAGATTTTAAATTGATTGTTTTCATCAGCAGAAGGACCGTTAAAATTTATCTTACTAAAACCAACCTTAAATCCATTTAATACAGTAACATCAGCAGATGCTATAATCTTCTTAGATCTAGCTATAAATTCTGGTGCTTGAGACTGAACGTCTAATACTTTATATCTACAAGGCCCAATTGAAGGCTTACTAACATCGTGCTGCTTTTTAAGTATTAAGTAACTGTCTATTTGTACTTTGCTTACCTCAGAAGAAGGAAAACTCAACCAAACGTTTCCGTCTTCGCCAAAGTAAAATCTATCTAAAGCTAGATTATAGTATTCGTTAGATATATCTTTAATGAAATATTTGTAATGAGTTACCCAGTCAGGTATAGCCGTTGTGATAGGTGGTACCTCTCCGATAAATTTATTTATTCCGTTAGAACTATCTTTGTCTAGTTTAACCGTAGCTGTTGGGCTAGTAAACACAGGTGTTTGTCTACCGTAGGCATCTTGAAAAACAATACCTAATTGATAATTTCTTATTGACTTTATTGAAGCAATAGGATTATCTTTATAAGGATTTTCTTCTGGGTCATCGGATATACTATTTATATTCGCCTGATGAACACTTGTTGTAACTCTTAAATTAACTACAACTTCAGGAGGTGTAAAATTCTGTAAATAGTTTGCAAATATTAATCTGTTTGCTGTAACCTCTTGAGCCTTAGCTTTTCTAGGAACATTATCCCATGGTCTTAATAATTGATTAGATTCTACAACAGCGCCTATAAGTTCGCTTTTTATATTTAAAGTTGTAACGTTTCTATCTTTTAAAGTGTCAACTACATATATATTGTTTGATGTTGCTTTTTTGTATAACACATCTAATTCAACAACTTCATGGCTACCCCAATCTAAAGGAACGCTTGTTGTACCTATATTAAGATCTCTTAAATTATTGATCATTCCCTCATTATAACCATCTGATGATAGGTATTCAAAATCGTCACCTAAAAAAGCTGGACCTGAAAATGGTGAAAAGCAAGAGTATTCTCCGTTTTCATACTTCCATCTGTAAGCAAACCTAGGAAAATCAAATTCAAACATAGGATCTTTTTCTTCTAGTAAAGCATCCCAAACTATTAAATCTGTCCCAGTTTCTCCAAATCTGTTTATTTTAGAAGGTATAGACTGTATTTGACATGTAATACTTTGATTGTTTACTGTAACTACCGTTAGTCTTATAGTGTATTCGTCAACATTATTGTAGTCGTCTATAGCACTACCCGTTAAAATTATAGTATCACCTATTGTCCAACCAGTAGGAGATTCTGAAACTATTATATTAACGCTAGCCATGTTAGCAGCGTACGTTGGTGTATCTAATAAAGAGTCTTCATACCACTCACCATACGTAGGTAATGGAGCGTAAACCGCTGCGTCATTAGCTGTTTCTGCTTCTTGTATGTAAGTAAAGTTATAGTAGTTGTTAGCAGAAAAAGTAGTTGACACAGGTGTTATACCCGTACCTGGTCCGCCAACTATAGTTGTTGACATCCCTAAGTAAGGCGCGCTCAATGGAGATTTTTTTATAACAGTAACATCTTGCTCTGAGAAAGATGAAGTTAAAGGTGTTGAGTATGTTTTACTTGATTTGTAGTACGTTGGAATTAACGTGTGGGTAACAAAATTTACAGATCCTGCTTTAAACTTTTTAATGTTTATTTTTTTAGGTTCTGTATTATTGTCTGTGAAGAATAATAGATCGTCTATTATATTTATACCTGTAATTAAATAGTCTTTGCTAAATTTTAATATATTTTCAGTGTCTACTAAAACTGGTGTTACGTCACCTGTTTTTTGATCAAACTCAGCTATTATACTGAGAGCGTTTTTTCCAGAATCTGCATCAGTAGCTATAAACCAATATATACACTCTGTAGGCTCGTGTCTTATTGAGCCAATACATATAGGGTTGTATAAATTGCTTATGTAATTAGATGACCAATCACCAGTAGAGGAAGGGTTGCCTTTTAGCTCGGTGTTACCTTTTAAATTTTGTAAAGCACCAACATTGCTAGATTCAGAAGTTGACACGGTAACGTTCAAAGCATCTCTGTATTGACCGTTTGGAACCATTCTCTCATCGAGATCATGATTCATCTTCCCCTTAGTAAAGTTATGAATAAATTCTGGCATATTTTAGTGTTTTATAATCTTAGACTTACCTCTCATTACTTGAGTTAACTCTTCTGATTTTAAATTTGATAATCTTAACTTAGCTTGACGAGTAGCCGCAAACTTTTCTTTTTTAAATCTCATTACTAAGTACTCTTGTGTGTTTGCTCTTGTTGCTAGTATCGCATAAGCTATGTGCTTGTACATTGCCTCTTCAGCAAATTTGTGTACAATCATCTCACCATCTGTACCAAGAGAATCACTTACATATTTTAAAGTAATTATTTTGCCAGATAAGCTGGAGTCAAAAAATATTCTACCTCTTAGATTGTCTATAAAATAAACACCATTACTATTAGCAAACTCAGGCTCTAATCCATATCTAGCCCCTTGAGCTCCTTTATATCTTTCAAACTCATCTAAACTATCTGAATTTGTTGTGTTTCTATTTGTAGCGTCTCTAAACTTATCCCATGTTTCTGAGTTAGCTGCGGTTAATAAAGTTCCGTCAGTGTCAAAAGTGTAATCATAGCTACTATCCTGTATTAAGGCTTCTGGATTACTAGTTTTTCTAGTTGGCATTAATATTCTTTCTATACCATCATTATCTAACCAAGATAGTTTAACGTAGTTAACAAAGTCATGAGGTAACTTCATTGATAACGAAGGTGGTATCTCTATTTCTTGTGATTTAAAAGATTTTAAAGTATCGTAACTAAGCTCTGCTAAGCCTCTTTGTGCGTGGAAAGCAATATCTGCTCTTCTTATTTTACTTATTATCTTGTCTTCACCTACGTAAGATATAATGAAATTGTTTATTATGTTTTCTAATGAAACATACTGGTAGTTTCCAAACTGCTCTGTAGCTAATACTTCTCTAAGTAATATAGGTAGACCTAATAAAGGTGAGCCATCGGCAGCTTGTATGTTAGCGTTTATGTTAGTGTTATTAAATACTAAATTGTAACTATTATTAGGAGTAACGTCACCTGGGCTAGTACCATTATAAGAATAACTATTCTTGCTTACCTCTATGTTGTTTATAAATATTATTATATCAACTTGCTGAGTAGGTCTAGTTGCAAAATAAGCCACTGTAACTGGGCCAACCGTTAGGTTTCCAGAACCAGCTCCAATAAAGCTTTGACTCTGCTCGTAATAACCTTGTTGTGTTCCTTGAAATAATGGCATATCTTATTGTTTTTCTTGTTGGATTGTTTGCATTTCTTCTTGATTTGCAATTTGATACATTTGAACTTCCTTAGTAGATAAGCCAGCTAATTCTAATATTTTTTCTACTAAAGCAATCTCTTCTGATTGATGTAGTTGAAAGTTTACACTAGTAGCTGCATTATATAAAGCTTCACCATAAACCATTACGTAACCCCAGTTTGGAGCTGTTGGTCTAGCAACAGTATCGCAAGTTATAGCTGATATTATAGTTGCAGGATAAAGCTGTATTGTAGTCTCGCTTGTTCTAGTGTAAGCGGGTCTAATTAAGTTTGGAGTTGTTAGTGGAGACATCTCAAGAACTTGTATGTCTTTTTTGTTTAACTTTTCTACTATTCTAGCTACTCCGCTAGTAGTATGAATTACATTACCCAGTCTGTAATTAGCAGGAAGAGTTCCTACACCTGTGTTAGCCATAACCACAGCTACAGGCGGTGATTCAAATATACTTAACTTTTCTTCAAGTATATCTAGCATGTCTGAGTATTCTGTACTGTTACCGTGCAGTCTACCGAATTGATTTATGTCATAGAAATATTGTTCGAATATATCTAATTGAGCTTGCTCTGCAAATAAATTAAACTCTTGAGGTGTAACGTAACCACGTTGCTCTTTGTTTAATGTACTTAAAACAGTTTGATAAACAGTATCTACACTTACAGCCATAATTAATAAGGGAATTTTTTATTTAATGCTTGTTTTCTAGCGTCACATCCGCAGTCTATGCCCGTGATTTCGCTAACTTTATCTACGACTTTTTTTATTCCAGTCGCTTTTGTGATGGCTTCAACCGTATCGCCGAAACCTTTATGTTTCATGTTAAAGGCCATATAATATATTTAAGTAAATGTAACCGCCCGAAGGCGGTCACTTTACATTGTTTTTATTTTAATTTTTTGGATAAGTTTTTAAACAGTTCCATTCCATCGTCAGTTTTAAAGAAAGCAGCTAAAGCATTCATAGGGTGTTCATCGTAAGGAACAGCACATATTTTCTTGCCATTAGGATAACTAAAAACTCTTTGATCGGCTGAAAGTTTAATTAAGTTGTTTTCAACAAACTTTGCTCCAATGTTTTTTAATTCTACATTTTCATCATTTGCTAGTTGTAAGAACATTCCTGGATTTCTCCTAGCCATTAAAAGAACATCTCTTTTAATTTCCTTACTTGTCATGTTGTTTACTTCACTACCAATTTCTGATCTCAGTATAGCTTCAGCAGCGTCTACATCTAAGGACTTAGCAGCAATAAGAGCGTTAATCTCGTATTCCATGTAAGCTAAATCATCTGTTGCTTCTTCTATTTTGTTGTATTCGCTATAAGTACGATCTTTCATAGGGTGATATAGTGATAACAGTTTTTGTAAACTCTGATCCGATTTTGGAACAAATAGTTTACCGTTTCTCATTATAATTCTACCTAAAGTAGCATTACCATCTTGTTCGTCCACAAATGGAGACCAATGGTTTGTTGCGTATTTAAGTTTCCTATTATAACCTTCTACTTCGTCAAAATAAAGTAAAGGTCTTTCTGATGTATGTAAAGAAGGTATTGAAAAAACAATAGGCTTGTGTCTACCGTTTAGTTCATATAATCTATCTTTGATTTCCCAACCGTCTATTTTGGTTGGAGTTTTTCTTTTTGTTTTTTCCATGATATAATATAATTAAATAGTTTAAATAAAAGTAATAGTTACCCCCGTTGATATAACGAGGGTAAGAATTACTTAGTTTTGTATTATGATTTTTTCAATAATACGAAGTTGTTAGCAGCTTGTACACATAAACATCTTTCTGATAAGAAGTTTACAGTCATGCTATCTAAGTCAGAAGTATAACTTCCACCAACAGATCCTGTAATCCAAGATTTCATTTTTCTATCATCTGCTTCAGAAGCTCTGTAACGGATGTGTAAGAATGGTCTTGAAATATTTTTCCCCATTGATTGGTCATATACTGTTGAAGTACCAGCTGGTACAATAACACCTTCTACGTCAGCTATTAATCCACGAGTAGTAGCATCGTTTAAGTATTTCCAGTCAGACTTGTAGAAATCGTAAGATCCACGTCTAAATCCAGAGAAACCTAAATTTAAAGCCATATCCTCAGAATTGTCAAATACACCGTAAGATGTACCACCAGCTCCGTAAGAATTTTGATTAGCTAACATTTTGTCAATGCTTAAAGCAGTAGATCTATCTAAGAACATCATGTTCTCTTCGATAGCTCCTTGCTTATCAAGCTCTTGTAAGATAGCATCAAACTCATCAATTCCACCACCAACGCAAGCGTTAGCAAATCCTTGATTGTTATATACTAATCCTCTTGATTCAATAGCAGCAAATAATCCTTCAGATCCAGTAAAAGTAGCAGATAATCCAGATGCAGCAACAGCTTTTTCAGCTTCAATCATTGCCATCTCTAATTTATCTTCAAATCTAATTCTAGTTTCACTTTCAGATTTTAAATACCAAAGGTACCCAGAAGCACCAGCTTCAGTAGCAACTTCAACCCATCCAATTTGTGCAGTATCAGATCCACTAATTTCATACTTACCTTTCATAATGATAGGTTTGTTATCAAATTTAGTGAATGGAGAATCTACAGATTGTTGAGACGCGTTGTCTGTTCCTTTTCCGTATTCAGAACCAAAGATGAATAGTTTTACTGCAGCAGCAGAAAATCCAGCATCATTAGCACCACCTAGTACAATACCAGCAAAATCGTAAGCAGATACTACTAAAGTAACAGTTCCAGCAGGTTTGCTTTGTACTCTTGCTTTTACAGTTAAATTCCCTTGAGAAACAACTAAAGTGTCACCTACAGAATATAACGCCCATTGTTGAGCAGCAGTTAATCCGTCACCATTTCCAACGGGATCAGCAACTAGTGTAATTGTATCGCTTGTTGCGTTTGTGTTTGCGATTGTAGCGTTATTAGATGCTACGTGAATTCTACCTTGTTCAGACCAAACTACTTGATCAGAAGCCATTGGCATTTCAGCACCAACCATTCTTAAGAAACCAGAGATAGTACGGTTACCGTATCTTTCTACTTCTTTCTCGTAAACTTCTGGTAAGAATTGCTTAGCAAAGTTAAAATCATTATCAGCAATTGACAAATAGTTATTGTCAAATGCAAGTTTGTTTGGGCGAGGTACCACATGTGATAACTCAGCGCCAGTTCCAGCTAAAGCCATAATTTTTAATTTTTAGTTTTATTAATTATTTATTTTTTTTGAAACCCCACTTAAAAGATGAACCATCTGCATCGACAGCTCTGTAAGTAGTACCTGATTTAGGTGCTTCTCCTTGAGCTTTTCTAGGATCCATACTAATGTTTTTTGTTTGAGAAATACTCTGTCTCATAGCATCAGACTTTCCTTGTTCGTAAAAATGGTTTGCAATTGCATCGGGATTCATTGCGGTGAATAAAGATTTGTGATAACCCGCAGCGTCTTCCATCTCATTGTTTTTATTAAGAAACTTCTTAACAAAATTATTGATGTTACCTTGTGTATCTTTAACCTCATTCGGGTTTTTAACATTAAACCTATACCTCTTGTCTCCGACTTTATATTCAAAACCTTTGAATTCGTCATTAAAAACTTGGTTAGTTTTATTGTTGAAAGTTTGAGTTTGCTTTTCAGCAACCTCTTGATTTTTATTATATCTGTTGAAAAAATCTACAGCCTTTTTTTGCTCAGGAGCTAACCTAGAGCCGCCTTTGATTTCTTCATAGTATTTATCTTTTAAGCTATTAAGATGATTTTTAGCGTATGCTAATTCTTCTTTTCTAGCTAATTTTTTTCTTTTAATATCTCTTTCATCTTCAGTATCTTCTTCAATAGAAAACTTATCTTCTATCAAAAAGTTTATCTCCGATAGATCTAAATGAGGTCTTGTGTTTTGATAATACTCAACTAGCAATTGATCTTCATTTAAAGCATCCACGTCTTGGTTAAGTTTAACATAGTCTTCTAAACTTCCACCAGTCTCATCTATAAAGTCTACAACTTTTTGAATGTTTTCTGGTAAAGGTTTTCCAGTTTCTTGAGCTTCAACAACTGCTTCTGCAATCTCCTCAGCTTTCTCAACAACCTCTTCTTCTGTTATTTCTTCTAAAACAGTAGGCTCTTTAGGAGCAACCTCTTCTTCAATAACAGCTACAGGTTCTTCAACCTTTACTTCTTCTTTAACTTCTTCAGCAACCTTGCCTTTTTCTGGCTTAGTTACTAATTTGTCAAAATCTATTTTATGTGTACCATCTTCTTTGACAGTAACTTCAGGTACTAGATCACCTTTTTCAGTCTCTTGAGCCTGCGGAGTTATTTCTTCCACTACCTCTTCGACTACTTTTTCTTCTTTAGCCATAATAAAATATTATAAAATTATAAAATTAATTACATAGGTCCAAACGAACCTAAGTCAAAACCACTCATATTATCATTTCCAGATGACTCAAATTTCTTTGGTGGCGCGTCGTTCTGTCTTTGGTTTATCAACTCACTTTGTTGACTAGCCTGTATTTTTGTTCTCTCGTCTTTACGATCTTCTTTGTATTGTTCTTTTCCCTTAGCATTATCAACCTCAGCATTTTTTAATTCCATGTTAAACTGAAACTCCAATGCCATTAACTCTTTCTTTAGCATTGCTTCTGTTTGCATTTTTTGATTAGCTATTTCACCTTTCATTTGCTCCATCTGTGTTTCTATTTGAAACAGTTGTTGAGCTTTTTGAACCTCAGCTTGAGCTGCAACTTGTTGAGCTTGTGCATTTGCCTGTGCTTGAGCCTGCATATTTTCTTGTTGCATCTTCTGCTCTCTTTCTTGCTTTTTCTTTCTACGTATTTTTAACAGTTGATTTGCAAGTTTTATATTTTTTAACTCTCTAAGATCAATAGCATCTTCTAGATCAATTAATCCTTGAGCTATAGCAACTTGTATGTTTTGTTCTAATATAGCTTTTTGTTCTTCATCAGGAGTAAGCTCTATGAATATTCCAAAATCATGTAAATGTAATTTAGCTATATCTTCTAGCACTCCAACATTTTGATTACCTATTTTTTGTATAAAAGCTTCTTTTGTTGGTGAAAACTCTAATATATCAGATATTCTAAGAGACAAACCTTCCGCAAGCTCTTGTGTCAAAGCTAAACCAGAATTTAATATATGTCTAGTAGCCGTGTTTGAGTTAGCAGCAGCTAGCTTTTGAACCCCAACTAACGCTCTACTATCAGGAGTGCTACCATCTCTAGCTTCGTTTAAACCAGTTACATCTCTTATCATTTGCATGTAATAGTTGTAGTTGGTTATTAAAGTTTGTATTTTTTGACCACCAGATCCTGATTGTATTTCTTGAATAGGTACTTTACCTGGGTTCATGTCTCCTTCAGAAGTAAAAGATCTACCTATTATAGATCCCGTCTGAAAGAACATATTTAACGCTTCTTGTGGATTATAATTAGTTCCATTGCCTAAATCAACCTCAGCTAAACCATCAGCGTCTAAATAAACACCGTCTGGTACCATTCTAGACATTACTTGTTGTAGTTTTAAATGAGTCAACTGTATCATGTCAGCAAAACCTGTTATACGTTTTACTAATGAATCAATTCTACCCTTATACATTCTAGGAGCATTAATAGCGTAGTTCATTTTAACTTTACTATAGTCGCTTTTAGGTCTCATCATGTTTTTAGCTAACTCCCACTTTAATAAGTAGTCTGTTCCTAAAATTAAACAACCTTCATATAAAACTTCTAATGACCTTGATATTTTACCAAAGTTACCTGTCATTTCATTTATAGGTGGATCAAATGTATCGTCTCTTAGTATTATTTTTTCTGCACCAGTTGAAGTTTCTTTAACCTTGTAAACCTCGTTCATATAGGTTTTGTAGTTAAAATATAAAACTTGAATCTGGTTTTTATCGTCGTAATAAGAAGAGTTGTATCTATTGCTAGAGTAACTATTCTGATGTATGCTTTGACTTTGTATAGATTTTAAATCCTCATCAGTTAGATTTGGAAATTCTTTTTTAAGTTCGTTTATAGGTATTGTTTTTATTTCACCTACGTAATATATATCTTGAAAGTCTGGATCTTCTGTATAAGAATAAACTATATTAGCTGGATCCACATATTCAACTTTAACTCCTTCTGATTGTGTAAAAGTATTTTTCACGCAGCCTATACCTATTGTAGCTAGATCGTAGTTAACTCTTCTTTTTGTTAGATCATATCTGTTACCTTTAAGCAATACGTTTATAGCTTGCTCTTCAGCTAACTCTATACCTTGCTTGTAACTTAATTGCATATGAAGATCTAACTCTTCTTGACTGTCAGGTAGTTTGTCTGGAGCGTTTTCAAATAATGCAATGCCAAAAGCTTCTTGTGCAAAAGCACTTAACTCTTGTGTCTGCATGTCTCTCATTATAGATTCCATGTACTTTGTTCTCTTACTTATACCGTAAGGATCTTGAGAGTAACATTTTATATCAAATGATCTTTCTGATATACCGTTAACTACTATATCTACAAATTTAGGAACAACAGGTACTGGTTTCCAATCTAAGTTTAAGTAGCTTAAGTCACCGTTTACAGATAATTCATCTTTGTATTTTTGAATAGGTTGTTCACCTCTAGCATAAAGCCTTAGTTTATGAAACTCAGCTTGGTGCTGATTGTATCTTTGATTAGACGTAGATCCATCAAACCACTCGTACTCAATGGCCTTACCTACTTGTAATCCATACTCAGCACTTAATTTCTCTGCGTCAGGTACAACTTGACTCGGAAAATAACCTTTTACAACTGACTCAGCCATATTAATTTTCTATTAGTTTTGATTGCATACCGGATTGTCCGTATTTAGCTATGCTTAAGTTTAATTTTTCTTTTTTCATAATTGGGTTTGCTCTGTACAAATGTCTGTTACAAGCCATAACAGCTAAACCTGAACTAATAGCCGCATCAAACTTTGTACGATTATTAATGTCAAACTTTGCCCAGTCTTGCAACGTTTCGTTAAAATAACATGTTCCATATGTATTATCAGACTTCATTCCAACATGATCTTGTATATACATTTCAATAGCAGCAGCGTGTGCTTGCTTAATATCTTCACTTGAGTTTGGTATTCCACCTACTTCTTTTTCAGCAACTGATAATTTATTCCAAATTCTATCAGGCCTATTCATTGAGTAACCTCTATATCCACGTCTTCTTAAATAATATAATAAACGAGGCTTATTGTTTTCAGCTAATAATGGCATACCGTAAAAAACTAAAGCCATTAAAACATCTTCAAAGAATATCTCAGCGGTTTGTGGTCTTGCTACGTATTCTAAAAAAAATTGGTTTGGTGGACAATCTTCCATACTAAACTTTGTTAACCCGTGTAAAGCTCCGTTAGAACCTTTACCATCAACAGTTCCTGATATGTCATAACTATCACAACCAAAAGCACCCATGTGTTCGTTGCCTGGGTATCTCATACCATTTTTAACTATACTAGCGTTTTGCCTATTTCCAGGTGGTACCCAGCTAATTTTAAATCTACCAGCTGGATTTGGATAAAACATTACTGTTGAATCTTTTATACCATTAACCCATTGAAAGCTACCAACTGTTACTTGAGAATCATTATTAAGATCCTCGTTAAAATCTATTTGTTCGTATATTTTTGCTAAATTAAATATACTGTTTTTAGTTTCGTCCCTAAACGCGTGTTCTTCTGTTCTAGGAAATTGTCTGTAGAACTCGTTTAAAGCATCTCCATCTTCTTTTAAACCATCAACTTCATTTTGCCAGTGCTCTAATATGCCACTGTTTATAGATTCACCATGCGGTCCAAAACTTTCTTGCTCGGGTGTGTCGAATACAGGTATGCCATTAGAGTCAATGAATCCTTCGTAGTTCCATTCCATAGGTATGAACAAACTATATAATCCTGAGCTAGTCTGTCCATTGCGGTTTCTTTTTGTAACATCTGAGTTTCTGTATAGTTTCTTAAAATTATCACCACCTTTATCTAAGGCGTTTGATGTTGATCCCATCATACATTTACCTATAATCCTAGAACCTAATCTTAATGTTGTTTTTGTGACTCTCCAGTTGTTTAATATATTATTAGGTCTTTCCCACTTACCTGACTCATCATGCACTAAGAGCTTTAGTTTTTCACCATCGTAACTGTTGTCACCTGTGTTTTTCCAATCTATAGTTGTATCAAGACCTTCTAATTCTTCTGGTTTTTCAGAGCTAACAATACTTCGTCTTGTAAGTTTACTCGCAGGTACTCTATAGGCAAGTTCTGTTTTTGGACGGTCCATACCGTCTTGTATTGGTTTGAAAAAGAAAGGGTAGTTGATGGATATTGGTACGACCTTGTCGGTAAACATTTTTTTAGCATCTGGTCCTGACTTTGATAAGATACCAAATCTAGCATCAGATGATATTGTGGCTTGGTTGACTGTTTCTCCAGAAGCCATAAAAGAGAATCCTGAACGTCTGTTTTTAAGGTAGCACATTCCGTAACATCTTGTATCTGCTTTGCAAGCTTCCCAGAATATGTAGAATAATCTATTTGCTTCTCTAAAGTCTGGTTGCCCAACATCAATCTTGGACCACTGCAGGTACATGTAATGAGTGCCAGTAATGTAAGTAGGAACACCTTTGTTAATGTACCAAAAACCTTCATCTCTTTTTTTGAACTCATTTTCTATGTAGTCTATATATTTTTTCTTGAAATCATCTGGATAATTCTTCCAATCAAATATTGTTTTTATTCTTTTAAGTTCTTTAGGATACTCAGTTACTTCCCATTTATTTTCACTAAACTTATGAGGGCTTGTTAATTTAGGTAAAGCTATTTTAAAATTTTGTATTTCATATATCTCACCTATTTCACCCGTCTTGCTTATAACAACAACGTCATGTTCTTTGTTATAACCATATTTCCATTTTTTAGACTTATTAAGTCTTTTTATGGTATTTATTTTTATAGGTTCTACAACCTTAAATAAAGTTTGCTTGTACATTACTTAGATCTTCTTTCAGCAAATCCACCAAAAGATGTTTCTTCAACAACCTCTTTAGTTTTATTGTTTAACATATCTTCTTCGTCCTGTATTCTATTCAATATTTCAAAAGCATCGAATATAGCTAGTTTTTTTGTTGCAGCAGCATTCTTAAGTCTATCAGCTGTTATATCATCTCCTGAATCTACAATAGCTTCTTTAGCTACTTTGATAAGTTCCTCAACTGCTTTATGCCCAGCTTGGATTATACTCTTTTTCGTTTCCTTGATATTCATATTTAATTGTAATTGCATTAGTGGGAACTCGGTATAACCTCTGCCCGTCTATTATAAACTCATATTCTGAATTAGGTGCAAACCCAACCAAAGAGTTTAAATATATATCTTTATCCATCAAGTCTGGATCTATATGTTTTATAACACCTTTTAGAGGTGCTTCCTTGTCTATAGAGAACTTATCTGTATTTTCTAATGGTTGTATAAAGCTAAAGCCTTTAACAGCTCTCCAGACGTCATTTCTTTTATAAGCGAATATTTGATCTGGCATAACAAAATACATGTCTTCTTTATAAAAAGACTTTGAGTTTTGTTCTCTATTCTTAATATCTTTCCATCTTCTAAAGACATTGTGATGTACTATAACTTCGTCACCTTGTCTAACCTCTGTACAACCTACTGTAGGTGCCTCTAAAACTATAGCATTTCTACTAACGTTTTGGTGAGTAAAGATCTCAGTGTTTAATATAAGATCTTTATCACCTACTTTTTTAATATTGTTGTATCGGGTTTCTTTTGGTTTGATTATAAAATTGGTTACACTTTTCATTAATAGTCCAAGTTATACTCAACTGATATGGCCATGTTTTTGTTGAAGTCTTTCCAAGGTAAAACATTTACACCCTTCTTTATAAATACAGAGTATTTATCTTTGTTTTCAACAATGCAATCTATAGTGTGACCACCATAAACCTCTTGCCCTACAGAGTAGTGCATCGAGTCATTTTTATAATCTTTACCTATACTAATCTTTCTTACTAGGCTCATCTTCTTTTATTTTCTCTATAGAACCATCAGTAACATTTATACTAACTTTTCCGTAAGTATTTTCTAAATCATCTTGAATTTTTTTAAGTTCTTCAGATTCAATTATAGCTGCTTGATGTAGTAGTTGATGCTTTTGCACTTCCACGTCTCCTATTCTTAATTTTATTTGATTTAACTTACCAATTACACCCTGTAATTCTTCTAATTCTTGTTTTTTAATTTTTTTTGCCATTTTATTATATTTAATTATTAATCCTATATATATTAATCACTTATTTATAGTGATTTGTAAATTACTTAGCGGTTGTTAGCAACCCGTTTTTAAATGTATACGTTACTTTACCTACAGCAAAGCTAGCTGTTGCACCGCTTACTGAGGCATCACTACCCGCTGCACCGGTTGCTCCTTGTGGTCCAGTTGATCCTTGTGATCCAGTATTTCCTTTTGCTCCTGCGGCTCCCGCGGCTCCAGCGGCTCCAGCAGGTCCTTGTGGTCCTGTTGATCCTGTGCCTCCTTTAGCTCCAGCTGATCCATTTGATCCGTTACTTCCAGCGTTACCAGTGTCACCCTTTGCGCCAGCTGGCCCTGTTGGTCCTGCTGAACCTGTACTACCTTTAGCACCAGCACCACCGTTTGAGCCATTACTTCCAGCGGCACCGGTTGAACCCGTACTACCTTTTGGCCCCGTTGGTCCTGCTGAACCAGTATCTCCTTTACCACCCTCGGCTCCGGCTGACCCGGTGTCACCCTTATCTCCTTTACCACCAGCAGAGCCAGCAGCTCCGGTATCACCTTTGTCGCCTTTTCCACCATTTGATCCATTGCTTCCAGCACTACCTGTAGCGCCTTTTGCTCCAGCTGGTCCTGTTCCACCTGCGTCACCAGCATCTCCTTTAGCCCCAGTTGATCCTGTACTACCTTTTGCACCTGCTAACCCGTTGCTTCCATTTGATCCAGCCGCACCAGTATCACCTTTCGCGCCTTGTGATCCAGTAGAACCTTTATCACCTTTAGCCCCATCGTCTCCGTCAGATCCCGCAGAACCTGTGCTACCTTTTGGACCAACGCCTCCTGTTGCACCAGCGTCTCCCTTAGGTCCTTGTGACCCGGTACTTCCTGTATTACCTTGTATTCCTTGGTCTCCTTTAGTTCCTGTAGAACCTGTAGAACCTCGAGGACCTCTATCTCCATCACTACCCTCATCACCCTCTTCACCTTGGATGCCCTGTATTCCTTGGTCACCCTTAGCACCATTTGAACCTCCAGATCCAGTATTACCCTTAAGTCCTTGAGGACCGGCTGCTCCTGCACTACCTGCTGCTCCAGTATTACCTTTTAATCCATTAGATCCATTAGAACCTGCTGAACCTGTATCACCTTTGTTACCTTTGCCACCAGTAGAACCAGTATCACCTTTTGCACCAGTACCTCCTCTTGAAGCAGCTGAAGATGAATCACTACCAAAAGCGTCTTTTATAAACGCGTGTAATTCTTCTACGTCAGCTCTAACATCTTCTAATTGTTTTATTAAATATCTATTTATTTGATATAAACCATCGTCATTAAATATATCGCTAATATCCGTAAGAGCATTAAGATCATCAGATATTTCTTTTGAAACAGTAAACTCTCCATCGCTACCTTTAGAGGCTCTAGCCCCAGTCGATCCTTGTTTAAATAGCTTCTTGCCTCTTATGTTATCATTTATATTTGCCATAATTATACTTGATCTAATTCCATTATTATAGAAGCGGCAACGCCTCTCCAGTATTTACTAGTTGCACTTTTACTATATCTAATTCTAATTCTATCTCCTTTTACAAATTCAACATTGCTTCCAGTTGGATTGTATTCTATGTAACCACCATCGTTTGTTGAAGTAGCTGTTAATTCACCTGATGTTGTAAAAGTTGAACCACCTTTATAGACTTGTAGCTGTGTAGTAAAACTACTACTCATAGTTCCATAAACATGTTGCATTACTATTCTTTTAATTCTACCTGTACATGGAGCAGCCCAGTGAACATAATACTGAGCAGACGTAGTATCTGATGTAGTATTAAATGGCATATAAATATAACTAATAGTAGATGAGTCATCTGAGAAATTACTATTTAATACGAATTGACTTTTATTAGCTCCCAATGCTATTTTAGTGTCCGATAAATTACACCTAGCACTTTCACCTTCATTAGAAACTACAACAAAATCTGTTATTTGTGGATCATCTCCATCAATGTTGTTTAATTCTGTAAAATCTAAGCTAACAGTTGGTGTTGTTGTTGCGTTAGAAACATCTAAACCAGTTCCTACGTTAACTTGTGTAACCGTTCCTGTATTGGTTGTATATCCTGATCCGTTTGTTAATTGATTGTTATTGGTAATAACAGTTGTAGTATTAGGTACATTTAATGCAGATCTCATTTCAGCAGCAGTTAATGCTCCTAAATCTGATGCGGATTTCCATTGTGGAAATTCATTAGCATTTATTGTTCCTGATTTAGTTACCGTACCTACGTTGGTTGTATACCCAGCACCGTTAGTAATAGCGTTGTTGTTTAAAGATATGTTTGCTGAACCATTGAAACTTACACCAGCTATAGTTCTTGCTGTTTGCAATACAGTAGCAGAACCTGCGTTACCTGATACAGTTGTTTGAGCTCCTGTTAAAGTAGTTCCATTAACAAGGATGTTTTTATTAAAATAAAAACTAGGTCTATCTGAGTATATATGAGCGTGACTCGTGTTCATTGCCCCTATTTGAATATAACCACTAGCTGTATTTATTTGAACATAACTCGATGCGGTAGTTATAGCAAGAACGCTAGGGCAAACAATACCTCCGGTTAAATCAATATTACCTGTTACTTCAATACCACCAGTATCTATTCTTAGACTTTTAGCACTGCTCATGCCAACTCCATCACCAACTCTAAAATCCATTGTTTCAGTTGCGCTGCTTATGATACCTGTTATTTCAGAACCAGTTTCAAAACCAATAGATCCAGTACTACCATCTGCTGTTCTAACGTTTAATGCGCTTGCGTTGTTCTGAGAACCAGCAACGTTAACTTTTCCTGAGAAAGTTGAATCTGTTAAAAATTTAGACATTTGTTATATATTAAATTAAAAACCGACCCCGAAGAGCCGGTT